TTACATTGATAAATTTTGGTGTTTTTTCACTATAACTGACCATAGGTACAAAATTTTCAAGATTTTCTTGAATAGCCATTACCTGCTCAATGTAATCGACAAATTCGTTGTCGGCAACGAACTCATCCTTCTCAACAAACGATATTAAGAATTGTATACTGCGCTCATTCAGTGCAAAAAACCATGCTTTTTCATCTTTGTCCCAGGCTGCGTATGTTAAATTAGGACGTTCTTTCCTAATTCTCTCCAGTAGGGATTCGTTATAGGGAAATTCTACCTTGACGGCTTTAGTGTACTCGGGATGTGCAACTACTGAAATCCGTTTGTTAGAATTAATGGTTCTGCGAGATACTCTATATGTGGGATTTTCCAGGAAATTTGTGATATCTTGGCCAAGTATCTGATTTAATTTTTCTTTTTGTCGTTGTAGTATTCGAACAGCAAGAATTGCTTGCTTTTCAGTGAAACCTAGACCTTTAGAAATCTGATCATAGAAGCTCCATACCATTTTTGAATCATAAGGATTCATCTGGGTCTTCATTGCAAGTAGGATAATTAGGTCTTCAATACTCATATTAACATTATACACGAAAATAAAAAAGGACGCAAGTCCTTTTTTGATTAGAGGGTAATATCGTCCAGGCCGGCAGCTCGGAGTTTGATAATATTGCTAAGTTGCCATTGTTTAATGTCTAATGCCTTGATAATACCAAGCCATTGATTTCTCAACATGGCAAATTCGTTGATAATTTTTTCCATATCAACAACATCCGCTTCACCGTCGACGTATTTTTCGACATCTCGACTGCTTAGTGCTCTTTGATAATTTTCTAGATATTTTTTAAAGGCCTTGCTTCGAATACGTCGCAACTCAATGTTCAGGTATTCTAATACTGCCTCAATTTCCTGCAATTGATTGAATCGTTGTTCAACAATTCCAGGTAAAGAAGCCGAAGCTTTCTCTACTTTTCCGTAGATCTTAACTTCGGCCCTTGCACTATCTATTTCTTTATAAAAGTATTCTATGCAGTCAGGTAAGTGAGCAATGTCCTTACTGACTTTAGAATACCAAGACATTAATAGTCCTCGTCTTCTTCGTAGTACCGGTCTTCGTCGTCTTCATCAACTTCACCGTCATCTCGGAATTCTGCCAAGACAACTTCGATAGCCGAGTCAAGATGTGGATCATAGCCCAGTAGACTTTCAAGTGCTTCTGCATCTACATCTTTGTTTACCAAAAAGTCAACAAATTGTGCAGCCGCAGTATCACGACCTTTTTCTGGAATATTATCTCTAAAGGTATCCCAAATTTCAAAGATTAGTTGCTCTTCCATTATGCTTCCTCACTACTTTCTACTACTACTGCTTCAGCTGTTGCTTCACCATTCTTGGAAATATCATCCATCATGATAGTCAACCCGTCTTTTTCATTCTTTTCCCACGCCTTGCGGAACTGTTTGATAATCTCGCCGTCAGCTGTTGTGTAAACAAGACTATTGCCTTCTTTCTTCAACAAACCTTTAGCTTCAAACAGATCAACCAGACCGCTATGTGGACTCATACCTGTTGAATATGGAATTTCAACTTGTACTGCCTCAAAAGGCTTTGCATAACGAGTTTTCATAATCTTACAAGCACTACGGATACCGTTAACTGTTGTAGTCTTATTACCATCTGCGTCTGTCTTCAACTTTAACTTACGCATAGCAACTACAATAGAGCTAGCATAGATAAAGCCTTGTCCGCCGCTGATTTTGTCATCTGGATCAAACATATCCTGTGAAGCGTATGTGTGATTTGTACAAACCATACCCACGTTCCAAGAGCCAAACATGTTAACACAATTACGAACCAAGGATGTTAGTGCTTTAGGCTTACGACCCATATCACCTTTCATCTCGCCCGCTTCGAACTGATTAACATCTGTAGGAGTCAACAACATGCCTAGTGAATCGATAACAAATAATACTTTAGGACGTGATTCCTCAGGCATAGTTTTGTATTCTTTCATGAATTCGGAGATGGTTTTTGCCACGTCGTCAATCATAGCCATGTTGAGTTTTAGAAGTTTTTCTTCGCTAGTGTCAACACCTAGATCCTCTAACCACTTCTGGTCAAGAGCGTTTTCACTGTCAACTAGAACAACATAGATACCTTGCTCTTGTGCGTGACGAATGATGTTTCCGGAGCAGATATAACTCTTACCTGCACCAGATTCGCCTGCAAAAACTGTTACTTTGCCCAGTGGAACTCCACGATTGAAGTCCCCTGAGATAAGATAGTTTAGGGCGTAGTTACCGGTTGAAATCCAATCGGTAGGGTCGTTAAACCCGATTCCCAAGCCATCAATACTTTTAGTAATAGACTTGCGGAACTTCGAAATATCGAAGGCCTTTGCCATAGTCTATTACTCCTTAGTCTTTCTGACGATTACGAATCATTGCAATGATATCGGCTGCACGGCTAGATGCTTCGCCACCTGCACTTTCTGCTTTCGGAGCAGGTGCTGAGAACGATTTCTCTGCTACAGCAACTTCATCATCCCACGGTGGAGTGTCTTCAGCAACTGGTGCTGGTGCAGGACGAGCTGCCGGTGCTGCCGCTGGTTTAGCCGCTCCACCTTCACCACCTTCACGACCACCGTAGCCTGCTGGCTTGAAGTATTGACCCCAACGATCCATGTCAAATGCTTCACCGTCAACTGACGCTTCAAACATTTCTTTCATGACCTTGAGCTCAACTTCGCCTGGCTTCTTAGGCAAGAAGTCTTTTAGATTGTACAATCCATGTTGCTTGATAGCCGCATTTTCTGCATCGCTTAGAGCACGTTCACGACGTGCCCATGTTGATGTAGAGTAGTCAGCATAACCACCTTTGCTTGTCTTAGCAATCTTAAAATCAAGACCGCGAACAAAGTCTGTTGGTAGTTCTTCAATCTCACTATCCATCAGTGCATTCTTAACAATGTTAAAGATTTGACTGCCGATGATGAATCGACGGATTGGATTTTCAGGAGTTTTGTCTTCCTGTAGTTTGCTTTCGCCCACAAAACCTTGGAACAGGTATGACTTCTTCTTCCAGTACTTACGACCCATATCTTCCAAAGACTTGTCTTTGAACCATGGACGAACTTCTGTAAGAATAGGACATGTTTCACCCCACATTTCCATACATGGGACTTGCACAGTCACAGGCTTGGAATTTGTTTCGCCCTTAACTCCGGCGAAAGGCAATTTGATCATTGCACGTTCAATCCAGAAAAAAGTATTTGAGCTGTCACCGTCAGGAAGGAAGCGGACTGTTGTAGTCGAACCTTCTGGCATGTTCCAGTGAGGGTAAATTGCATTATCACCGCCACCGGATTGCCCGCCAGCTTGTTGTGAAGATGCTTGTAGTTTTGCGCGAATTTCTGCTAATGTTGCCATAATGTTTTTCCTTAATGTTGATTTATTATGCCTCTTCTTTCTAGCCCACTGACTAAAAAGAAAAACTGTGCATGTGTTTAGTATGCACAGTTTTATTTATTATCGCAACCTATACGGCTACGAAAATACGGTTATTTTTGCCAATTATTTTTTGTAGTTGGCTATTCTCATAATTGCTTCTAAGGCCGCCGATTCATTTTGACCTAGACCTAATTCTGCCTTCTTGCGGGCTAAACCTGCAGAGCTAGTTGGGCTGTTGGTTTTTTCTTTTTCTAAATCTTTTGTGGACATTTTCCAGTCGCCGCCTTGTTCCTTACGTTTGTATGCAGGTACTTGGCTCTTGTCTGGACCACTTTCTTGTGCTACGCCTTCTACTTTTGCCTTGATGTTGCCTACTAGTTCTTTCAATCGTGCTAGACCGTCGTCACCGTTAACTTGTGTGCCATGACGTTGTTGCCATTCTTGTGTGAGTTTTTCCATAAATTGTTCAGCCATTTGTCTTGCCTGTTGCCCAGCTTGCTCGCCAAACTTTTCGCTGATTTGTTTTTCAACATCTAGTGCAATGCCTTCACCGCCGCGGAATGGACCAACTTCTGGGTTGTCGCGATTGTAAAAACTCTTAACAATCTTAGCAACTTCTTGTACCATTGCTTTAGGATCTTTGCCTTCCGCAACTGGAGGTTGTGCTGGAGTAGGAGCGGCTGCAGGTGGTACTTCTGCTGCGGGCTCCTGGGCTGCTGCGCCCGTTAATCCTAATGCTACTAACAGTTCTGGATAGCTTTCTTGTGCCCACACTTTTAATACTTCCATAGGATCAGTTGCAGGATCTAGGTCATAAGCACCTTTTAATTTTGCTTCAAGGTCGCTATCTTCTAAACCAAAGCTACTAAAGAATTGCCATGCAGTTTGACCATCTACACCTAGTTCTATCTCACCGTTAGGCAATTCATCCATTGCTTGTTTTAGAGCTTGGATCTGATCATCAGTTAGTTTACCCTGTTCGACTGCTTCTGCCCATTCTGTAAATGCATCAAATGCATTTTCTTTAACTTCCTTATCATCGTCGTCGCATTCGCAAGGATCGCAATGACATTTTGAACATGTGCTTTCTTGTACATAGTTTTCTAAATCAACAGTATTAGCTTCTTGCATAATGCTGTGAATTAAAGGAAAAAATGCTGCTAGGTCTTCTTTAAAATTTGTTTCTGTAAATTTTGCCTTATATGTTTCCATAGTAACAGGATCTAAATCTGCCATTAACGGCTCATCCTGTTCTACAAAACTTGCTGTCCATGCTTCATAATGGTGACGCTTGCTCAATGATTCAATCTGTGCTTTTAATTCTTGTAATCGGCCTACGGCCCTTTCTTTGATTCCCATAGCATCATCATGGAGCTGTGTGTGCTGTACTTGTCTGCTAAATTCTTGCAATTGAGCAATCTGTTCACTCATACGTACAATGGCCTTGCCAGCTGGATCGTGTGGAACGCCACCGTGGTCAACGTGTTGAGCCATAGCAAACGCACCTGCTGGATGAATGAACGGATATTTGAATCTTTCACCGTCTCTATTTTGAATGTAAATTGCCTTGATGTTTTTCTTCTGGCTGCGAGCACCTGGATACATTTCATCAACTGGGCTGTGATGTCTAACAATAACTTCTGTAGCACCTTTTACAGCACGACTGGTTTTTTTAGAACTTCTTTGGTTCCATCGGCTTTCTTGCAGACCTTCTCCCATATGTTGCTGTGTTCTATCTTTTAACATTGATAGTAGTCTTTCAGCAATTTCTTCGGGATGATCCTCATATTGTCTACCTAGGTCGTATTGTAGTTCATCAAATTCTTTTTGGATATAACGTCCAACGGGATGTGTTATAGAATCTCCGGCATCTACTATTTTTAAAATAGTATCACTATTGAATTCTGGACTATTCACTACTTTTCCAACTTTTTGCATCAATGCGGTATTATCAATACTAGGACTCATTCTCGATATCAACCGATCACGTGGAGTATTTGTCAGTTCACGACCAGTGTTTTCTGATACACCTTTTCTAATTTTTTTAGTTTCGTTCATAGTATTCATTTCGGGTTCTTCCTTGCGGCCTTGTGTTGCGGCCAAGTGTTGAAAATCATTTTTATCTAAATTAGTTTTAGCAATGTCTCTTGTGTCAAATCGCATTAGTCTGCGCATGGCAAATAATCGCATTTCTTTTAAGAAATCGTACCACATGCGTTTAGCCGGATCATCTTGATTTTCCGTAATACCTTGACTGTAATAGATTTTGATACTGCCTGGGTCTCCGAGGCTAATACTTACTCGGCCTAAATTTACACCTTCGTTAACAAAGTCAAAGTCAAAGAATCTTGCTTCAGCAGGATCAATGGTCACAGCACCTGTTTCATCGCCCATTTCTAAATTTTGAAAACGACTGCGAACTTTGTCGAACAGATCTTGACTGATTATTTGGATAGCTTTCATATGTGTTATTTATTAATAATTGCTGATGTATATAGGCATGGGCATTAAGAACTCGTCTTCCCGCTCTTCACGCATTTTATCGTAAATTGCAGGATCCCATTCTTGTAACATTAGCGCCATACGTATAACCAGCAAAGTAGCACTAACTAGGTCATCGTGTAAGCCTACTTTTGCTTCAAAACTAACGCCTTTAGCAATATATCCTTTAAGCTCGCTGATCAAAGGCTTTGATCTTATACGGAATCTTTTGCTTTCTACTAGATGTTTTAGTTTCGCACAGGCATTTATTTTGCTAGAGTTAGTAGTATTAAAGCCCTTACGGAATCGGCGCACATGTCCCTTCTTAATAGGTTCACTTAAGAATAGCCCCGGAATACTTTCTTCACCAATTTCATCAATGGCAACTAATGCTGCTTCACCAATGTTGTTATTTTCAATTGAGTAATATATACTAGCCTGTACGCCTTTTGCCGCACACTCGTCATTGATATAATTGCACAGATCACGCAGTATTCGTACCTGCCCTTGAATTGTAGTTAAGTTATGTTGCCACTCACCTACTTGTTCAAAGCTAGGAATTTCTAAAATTTGTATAGCAGCAGGGTCTCCGCCTGTACCTAGGCTAGGATCTAATGCCAGCAAATAGGTGCTCATTGGATTAACTTTCTTGTACCAACGTGCCTGTCCCATCTTCATAACGGGTTCATCACCTTCTAGACCAGCTAGACAAATACTGTTGATCAGTGTTTCGTCAAATACCAAGAATTCGCAATCGTGTTCTCGTTTGAAACGCTCTTCACCGATGCGACTACGTTCTTCATTGGCCCAGTTTTCATCACGATCCGGATGTTCATTCCAATAGGCCCTAAAGGGGAAGAAACCGTTTCTGCCTAGTATTTGTTCATTGCCAAACTCGTCAAATTTATAGTTTGCTTCTTTCCAAATGTTAGCGAATTGATCTTCATCGCTATTAGGAGTTGATGTAATAATTGCTTTACCACCAGTTGCTAGTGTAGGCGAAATAGATGTCCAGAATTCAACGGCAATGTTAGGTTCAACGAACGCAAACTCGTCAGCGTATAGTAATGACAGAGACAAACCTCGACCTGTTGTTTCTGTA